ATCCTATCAGATCAAGAATGAAAAGTCTCTCCGTGAGCAATCTGGTGCCCTTAAGCTGCCCCTCATCAGTATAGAGAGGACAAGCATTACAAAGGACCCTGCTCGCAAGGGCGGCTATCAGGCACATACTTATTCAGATAAAGGCGATGGACGTACGGGAAGGATGGTAGTCGCAAAGAGAATAGTACAGGATAAGACGCGTAACTTTGCGGTCGCATCAGGTACCCGCACTAACTTGCCAGAAGCAGAGCAGAGATATTATCCACGAGAAAACAAGAAGGTAGTAGTTCAAACTCTATCAATACCGATCCCTGTTTACGTTAACGCAGAATACAAGATTTCTCTGAGAACAGAGTACCAACAACAGATCAATACACTAATGACACCTTTTCTCGCGAGAACAGGACAGATCAATTCAATGATCCTACTTAAGAATGGCCACAGGTACGAAGCATTTATCGATCAAAACTTCTCGCACAATAATGTGACATCCACACTGGGTGATGCAGATAGGCAGTTCACAACAGAGATAACGATAAGGGTACTGGGGTACCTAATGGGGGAGGAAAACAACGACGATAGACCTATTCTAATAATGGAGGAAAACGCCGTTGAGATAAGTTTCCCATCTGAAAGTGTCATGCCAGCAGGGCAATTAACATTCATAGAGGATACTTGACACGTAGCTTGAGGGTTTTCTTTAAGTTGCCTGAGCTTTTTGAAAATAAAAATACTACTTATTTATGATTGTGATAGCAATTATTTCGCTATTGCTCTAAAAGGAATTGAAACATGCCAGTAAAGAATTTTAAATTTGTATCTCCCGGAGTTTTCGTTAACGAGATCGATAACTCTAACATCCCGAAGACCGCAGCCGCAATAGGGCCGGTTGTGATTGGTCGCTCTTCAAAGGGAATGGGAATGACTCCTATCAAGGTAGAGTCTTACGAACAATTTGTTGAAGTGTTTGGAGAGACTGTCCCCGGCTCAGCCGGCGGAGACGTATATCGTAATGGTAACCAACAGTCCCCTATGTATGGTACCTATGCTGCAAAGGCGTTCTTAAATGCGAACGTTGCACCTCTAACCTACATCCGTCTGCTCGGGCAAGAAGACGCTAACGCGTCTGGTGCCGGTAAAGCCGGCTGGAAAACAACCAATAACGCTGCTGCTGCAGCCGACACCAATGGTGGTGCTTACGGACTTTGGGTTTGGCCATCATCTAGTGCCGACACTGAAATGGGTGGCGATAATACAAAGCCCGGTATTTTAGCAGGAATCTGGTATTTACACTCTGGCTCAACAATTGTTCTTTCTGGTGCGATCAAACAGGACGTTGGCGGCGCCACTACTGGTTCGCTCGGTGGCGTCATAGGCACAGACAGCAATAACCGTTTCACTGCTGTTATTTCCGGCGCCATAATGGGCGAAGAAAAAGTTAACTTTGGATTTGATGATACAGACGATAACTTTATTCGCGCTAAGTTTAACACAAACCCACAGTTGGCTTCCGATGCAGGTACTTTCTTCCCCAATAGTTCTCACAAGAGTTATTGGCTAGGCGAAAGCTTCATGCAGGAAATGCGTGATGGCTTTGTGGACGCCACTATCCTGACAGGAGACGGCGGAACAGATCTTACTAGCGCTGCGCTTCATGGTGTTATGCTCCCAATCGCGCTAAGTGGCACAGTGTCCACAGGACCACACAGCATGCAAGCTGCATCATCAGAAGCTAAAGCAGGCTGGTTTATTGGACAGGACTTGGGCGCCCCCGCTTCTTATGTTCCACAAGATGCCCAAAGGCTTTTCCGTTTAGTTGGACGAGGACACGGCGAATGGCTTCAGAGAAACTGCAAGGTTTCAATCGAGAGAATTCGTCAGTCAACAGCAGCTGCAAGCGACTACGGTACTTTCAGTGTGGTAATCCGCGAAATCGACGATAGAGATGATAACATTCAAGTACTCGAGCGTTTTGATGGCTGTTCGTTAGATCCGTCATCCCCTAGCTTCATTGGTACCAAGATCGGTAACAAGTACACTCAGTGGGATTCAGCTTCACGTCGTCTTAAAACTTATGGAGAGTATGATAACCAATCCGCATATGTGTATGTTGAGTTAGACGAAGCCATCGAGACCGGCGCACCCGGACTCGAAACATTGCTTCCGTTCGGTTACTTTGGCCCCCCTCGCTTTACTAGCACAGCAGCCGCTGCAAGTGGCTCAGGCGATTTTGCTGGTCTTATGGTTGTTTCCCCCACTGCCATAATCAATGGTTCTCTTGTGCCATTCTCAGCCTCGGCCGCCAACACCGGAATGCTTGGCTTCCCACGTACACGACTACGCCACTCATCTTCAGATGGCGGTGTTTCTGACCCTTACTTCGGATTTCAGACAACCAGAGCAACCACCAGCAACGACTTCGATGCTAGTGTTGCAGACGCTTCACGTAGATGGCTAGCAGCTAGTGTTGCTGACCCTGTGACGGGAACTCCAGCAACTGGTGTCGATGGATACTCTTATGTATTTTCGCTTGATGACGTTGTGCAAGACACAGTTAATAGTGGATACCATTATTGTTCTGGTTCTCGTGCTAGTGAGAAATCAGCAACAAGCTCTTCTTACACTACGCTTCTTGACGCAGACATTAACCGCTTTACCGCACCATTCTGTGGCGGCTACGACGGGTTTGACATCACGCTGCCAGATCCTGTATACAACAAAGCTATTCCAGGAGCAGGTGGTTCCGGAACAGGCACAGCTACAAATCAAAACAGCATGGCATATTACACTTATCGCCGCGCGATTGACACAGTAGCCGACGCGGAGATGATTGACATGAACTTGTTGGCTGCTCCGGGTCTGACCCATGAAGCATTGACTAAGCACATGGTTCGTATGTGCGAATCTCGTGGTGATGCATTGGCTCTTATCGATCTTCCTGACATCTACATTCCTTCACACGAAGAGTACAAGTCAGCTAAGAGTGAGCGCCATGGCACCACACCATCTCAAGCCGCAACGACCCTCCGAAACAGAAGAATTGACTCCTCTTATGGCGCAACCTTCTACCCGTGGGTTCAAACACGTGATGACAATGGTCAACGCGTCTGGACTCCGCCTTCCGTTGCAATGATGGGCGTTCTCGCCTCATCCGAGAAGAAATCAGACCTATGGTTCGCCCCAGCAGGATTCAACCGCGGAGGCATCTCTGATGGAGCCGCAGGAATCCCAGTTGTTGGTGTCTCAGAACGCCTGACTTCAAAAGAGCGTGATACTCTATACGAGTCGCGTATCAACCCGATCGCTTCCTTCCCCGGAAACCAGATCGTTGTATTCGGTCAGAAGACTCTCCAAGAGCGTGAGTCTGCCCTTGACCGTATTAACGTACGACGCTTGGTCATCTACATGAAGAAGCAAATTTCAATCCTAGCCACACAGGTTATCTTTGAGCAGAACACTGACGCAACATGGTTGCGTTTCAAGGGTCTCATTCAGCCATTCCTTGATAACGTCCTCACTGGATACGGTATTTCGGATTACAGACTGATTCTGGATAAGACGACGACAACCGCCGACTTGATTGATCAGAACATTTTATACGCAAAGATTATGGTTAAACCGACCCGTGCTATAGAATACATCGCCATTGACTTCACAATTGCTTCTACCGGAGCGTCATTCGATGACTAAGGCGATTAACAAAAGAATGGGAGAGAAGTCTCCCATCATACTATTTATTTTTGAGACGTGTACTGCGTCAACAGAAAGGAGCGTCTAGCCATGGCATTTTGGAGTGATAACTTTACAAACGGGGGTCTTCAGGATCCAAAGAGAAAGTTTAGATTTAGAGTTTCAGTCACAGGGCTCTCAAGCGAGCCTATTATGTGGTGGGCAAAGACTGCAGCAAAGCCATCATTTACTATTGCGTCTGCAGAGCACAAATACTTGAATCACACATTTTACTATCCCGGTTCTGTTACTTGGAACGATGTTGCAATTACAATGGTTGATCCACAAGATCCAGATGTTGCGGCTCTGTTGATGACATTAATTGACAATGGTGGCTACCATCCACCAACAACTGCTAATGATCTTTCGACCATGACAAAGGCATCCGCCGCGGCTGCGCTTGGACAGGTTACTATTGAAGCCCTCAACGGCGACGGGAACGCAATAGAAAGCTGGACTCTAAACAATGCTTGGGTGACAGACCTTAAATTTGGCGATTTAGAATACGGTGGAGACGATCTTACAGAGGTGAGCATGACGTTGAAATACGATTGGGCAAGTCTCCAACCTGCCAGCGGCCCCCCAATCCCGGCAACCGCAGTTACAGAATAACAATACCAAACACACATAGAGGTGACATTTGTCGAGAAACAGAGACCGTCTAGGTGGTGGAAATTCCACACCTAAGACCGGAGCAGAAGCTCCCCAAACGACACAAAACACAGGATTTTCATTC